CCACTTGAATCGGTAAGAACTAAAAACAAAAAAGGGGGGTATTTTTTACCCCCCTTTTTTGGGAAAACTTTTCCAACTAATCTAAAACAACCTTCCACACCCTCCACTATATCATAAAATTAAAGAAATCACAAAGTAGTATGACGTAGTTGTATCGTGGAGGGTGTGGAAGGTTGAGAGTGGAAGGTTGTCCTCACCCTCCACCTTTTTTTTGGGGGATTTCCCAGAAAAGGGGGGGATTTTTTCCATCCCTTAATAGATGGAGTCTTATGCTGCGAAAGCATTTCCAGACAACTATACAGCAGAAGCAATAGCGGTATTGAAGGCGATGAGTATATCAAACCTCAAGAATTTCGTACTAGTCGGTTCTGCCTCGCTACGGTCGCAACAGTACGCTGGAGACTTTGATGGGATGGATTCAAGCAACGATAAGGGAATAGCCGAAAAATTGAAGGACATTGTGAAGAAAATAAGAGGTCTGAAAGACTGCTACATAAGCGAAACAAAGATTGGGGAGGTTCCCGAGTGGAACGTTTTTCGTCGTACAGCACGTCTAGAAGGTGATAGAATTCTAGATTTCAACATCACGGAAAGCAAGGGGGTCGTTGATAAACTCAAGGCCGCTAACGTCATAAACCCTAAGGAGGCTAGTGAAGCCAATGCCCTATTAGACAAGGCCACAGACCCCATCGGCTTTATAAACGCCAAGAAGGAGATTCGCTTCCACATCCTACGCTGGATGCCGATTGACATTCTAAACGGCTTCCTAGAGTACAGACACTCACGCTTTGAACTTAATGACGCAATTCAGAGCGGCGGTCTCATAAAGTATGACGCGATTTCCAACCAGTCGGATCGCTTCACGGAGTTCTCGGTTATATACAACATTTACAAGGGCAAGAAACTAATTACACAAGCACCCATCAATATCACAGAATCCCTTAAAGAAGATATACTCTTCTACGAACCCAAGAACCCCTTTAAATCCCTCAAGAGATTCTTCGCACTCGCTAAAGCCCAGAAGGCCCACGATAAGGCGGATGAATTGGTAGGCCTTTTGAATTCAGATTTGGGTCGCTTGTACCAGATTATCGGCGATCTTTCAACCCTCCAGAGGCTTCTAGAGATGAAAAAAGGGTCTGAGGCTGATATAAGACAGCAGATAGACGATATGCGGTCGCGTCTAGGGAATTTATACGAGATGAAGGACTTCTTGAAAGAAGAGCATTCTATAATAGGTACTATCATCGCCATAACAAAATCTCCGATTTCAACGATGGCCGGTAAATTAGAGAAGTTAATTGAGGCTCTCAAGGTAATCTTGAATAAGGCTACCGTGAAAGAAGTCAAACATATAGAGAAAAATGTCTAAAATCGTCTTGTAAGCAAGTGTTGTTTTTTGAGGTAAAAATCCCAAAAATACGGGGGTTTCATAACAGTCTTTAAGAATCTTAAAATCTTTTCTCCGCCCTAGGTATATGCCGTCTATTTCCTTCCAACAAGGCAAGGGAGCCAGACCCATCGCACTCGTAAAAGGTGGCGACGAAGACACTAAATTGCTTTATTTACACGAAAACGATGTCAAGGAGTCAAAGAAGGGGGCTTCTATATCATCTACGGACTACGCTACGGAACTTAGAGGCGTGAAGCCGACCGAGAGGCCGAAGTTATTGGCGAGACTAGAGGAGGCTCGTGATAAGGGCTTGGAGCCAGAACAACTCATCGGCGAGACGGCCATTGGTAAGCAGTTGTACGAGCGGATTATATCAGACAGCGTCACGTCTAAGGACATTAATCTAGAATCTGGTGCCTTTGAGTTGCTCCCAACCCCAGACCCGAAGAAGCGTGAAGTGTGGTACATCGCGGGGGCTTCCGGTTCTGGTAAGTCATACATCGCCAAGGGTCTCGGCGAGTACTACCAGCGGCTCTTTCCAGACCGTAGTGTGTATTTAGTCAGTAAATTGACGGAAGACGCTGGAACACTAGACAAAATGAAGCCCAAGCCCAAGCGGATCAGCATCCAGTCCCTTATTGACGACTTCCCACAACTAGATGAATTTAAGAACTGTATGGTTATTTTTGATGACTACGACACATTCACTGGCCCGGCCGAGAAAGTCGTCCATAAGTTAATAGATGACTTGGCTACTATGGGTCGCCACACTAATACTACTATGCTCTGCTTGTCGCACTACCTTACAAACTACAAGAAGACCCGCCTCCTTCTCAACGAGGCGACCCACATCGTCGTCTATCCGATGGCTACCTCCTATCACGCCCTCTCCTACTTGCTAAAGACTCATATTGGTATGTCAAAGGATGACATCCGAGACCTCAAGAAGATGGGACGATGGGTGATGATTTACAAGTCTTATCCCCAGTATATGATTTCTTCAACGAACGCTCGTCTCCTAATCCGAGACTAGGGTACGGCCTCAAAGGCTTTGAGAATTTTGGCCGTGAAATTGTCCGCCCCTTCACCAGCACCGAAAGTCCTTATAATTTCAGAAAGTAGATCATTAGACAGAAGGTTCTTGGGGAGGCATTCGCCGCGTACGGTGTTTTCCATATAATCATTTAGCCAATTGGTCTCCGCTGTTCCTATAATTCTCTTGGATGGCTTTAATAATTTCTTGGCTATTGCTAGAGATATTCTAGGCTTCTCCTTCTTTATCTTCTCCGAAGTAGGCTCTTTCTTCACCTTGTGGTCTTTGGCTAACGGGCTACCCGTATTCATTCCTATAATATATGTCTATATTATAGAAATGGCGACAATCCCCGCGACCCCCCTCCGTTTTGCTGGAATTTGGAACAACACTCGTACTTACAATTATGCGGATTTAGTTGAAAGTCCTATCAATAACATTGCGTATGCTGTAGGAAATGCGACAAAGTCTTCCGTCACTGGGGGATCAGACCCGAGCGTCCAGCCTTCCGCGAACTGGGTACTAATTCCAGACGCTGGTGGTGGTGGCGGCGGCGTGACTCAAATTACGGCTGGAACGAATGTGTCAATTAGTCCCGTTGGTGGAACTGGAAACGTGACGGTAAATGCCTCAGTCCCAGCCCCTCCAACCCCTACAGCAATCACTGGGTTCGGAGCGACTGTGGAATGCGTCACTAGTGGTTATATTAATGCCACAGCCCCAAACACAGTCACCATCCGATCTACTGGCGATGAATTACATCTTGAGGGTCAAAATATTCAGTTAGGCCTTAGTGGTTCTTCTACGGATATTGTTGCTAATGGGACGATATTTACTAATAACATTGAAAACAGAACTACAGCCCTTACTATAGCAGCAAGTGCTGCTAATGGGATAAATTTAACACCATCATCTGGTCTTGTATCAATCAACAGTGCTGGGACTGGAACGGTAGGTCTCAATCTTGGAAGCAGTACTGGAACAGCGGGGCAAGTCGTGTCGGCCGTTGGCGACGGCACACTTGCTTGGGCTACCCTTCCAGCCTCTTTCACACCCTTCCTTGACGCACAGCAACTCTATGTCTCACCAAACGGCAATGACACGACTGGTACTGGCTCACAGCAGAAGCCTTTTTTGACAATTGGTAAGGCTCTAACAGTCAGAGCCACAATATCAACAGCCATTGAAGTTTCTATCATACTAGCATCTGGAACTTATACAGAAGCCGTCGGAATCAATCAGAACACTTACCTCGTGGGAGTTCAGACTGGAGAAGCCAGACAGCCTTGTAATATAGTCGGTTCAATTTTAATGACTGGAAATGCTGGAACTACACAAGGTATTAGTGGCCTAGAGATAACTGGATTCGTTCAAGCGAGTGGAGTTAGTAGCACCAATGTTCTATTCGCTTGTAATATAACTTATGGTCTTGCCTCAACAATTCAGATTCAGTCTGGATCTGCTTTTATCACAGAATGCCGCATCGCAAATACGGGTAATTTCACGACTGTGCTAAACACTGCTGGAAATACTACGATAAGAGATTCATTTATCACGACATCTAGTATTGGAAGCCCTTTATCTTCAGCATTCCCAATAACTGTAAGACAGTGTATAATTCAATCCACGAGTGCTTCCACAAGTCCCGCTACACTTATGAGATTATTTAATACAACATCAATTGCTGTAGAAGTAAGTCTATGTCGGCTAGAATACACGTCGGCAGCGACAGATGTAGGAACGAATAAGTGCTGTATTCAGTTTAGTGGAAGTGCTGGGACGGTGACGGCTTCTGTTTCTCAGAGTGTCCTACTCTGTCAAGGTGCTGTCACTGGAACACCTCTTATTCAGTGTATCCAGAAGACTGGTGCTGGTGCTGTAAATCTATCTTATGGTGGGCTACTCGCTGGTGCTACGGCTAACAACATCGCTCCAGCCATCACGAAGACCGCCCTTACTCCAGTTCCTTAATCAGAATTCAATCCTTCTAATCTCTACCCTTGGTCTTGGTGATACAACCGTGACTTCTTCTCTATATATTTCAATTTTATCCAATCCGTTGGCTATAATGGGCTTAGCCGTTGTGTTCTCTTTGAACTCGGCCTTATACATCTTAATCACACTATCTGGAATGTCTGGGGCCACCTCCGAAATTCTTGCTAGTTTATCACGTACATCGGCCAGAAGTTTGGATGGATCTATTCGCTGCTCTGGAACTAGGGCTAGTTCAATTTCTATATTTTTATAGATTTTAAGGTACAGTTGCGACACGACGCGATGACCTTCAGCACGTGCTGAGAAGCGATAATAGGATAAAAGGGTACTTAGAATTCCGGTAAAAATGCTTATGGCTCCAAGAGCAAGGGGCGGAACCGTCCCATTTGTAGCACTCAGAAACCCCGTCACGGTCTGAAGGATGATGGAGGGGATGTTGATGTAATCATTACGACGCTGTGCTTCCCTTGCCGCCTTGTTGTGTAGCCAGAATAGACTCTGAGCCTCCTCACCCTCCTTGGCTAATATACCCTCAAGGCCAACCGACCATTCTTTGACTTCTGGGGCTGACATTTACTATACTCTAGAATAGATATAATGGAGGCTGGAGCAGAAGCAAAGGCCGAAGCCTATGCCCTTAGTGATACAGATATAAAAAGACTGCTGGGCGGAAACATCAAAATTACGACGTACTCTGACCTAGAGAAAGTGCGTCATATCAACGAATTATTTGACGGTATGGGTAGAGCAATTCTATTTTTTCCACAGAATAACGAGCAGTCCGGTCATTGGTGCTGTATGATTAAGAAGGGTCGCGAAATTGAGTTTTTTGACCCATACGGAGAGGAGCCAGACGACCAGAAGAGCGGCATACCGAAGCAGAAGTTGGAGCAAATGAATATGAATAAGCCCTTATTATCTAACTTACTAGAAAATTCTGGTTATAGAATCATATTCAACAAGGTACAACTACAGAAGTTGAGCGATGACACTCAGACGTGTGGCCGCCATTGCGTGACCCGTCTTCTTTACGCGTCTTACCCTATCAAGAGGTACAGAGACATCATCGCTAAGTCTGGCCTTACGGCCGACGAGTTCGTGGTGGATAAAACGATAGATAATTTGGGGAAGTAAATATTGTCTCTATAATATAGAAATGAGTTACTCGTATAGGAGCGTAATTGATGGCGGTGCCGACTCTGATTACATTTATTACTCAGCGTCTATCGTCGCAGCACAACAGACCGACAGCCTCCAGATCGGCGACCCCCCAATCCTACGATTTAACGAGACACGTGATGCCCCGATTATAAGAGACGCTAGTCTTTATGATTTTTCTATTATCCGGTTCTCTATGAACGGGCCTAACAAGAACCTTCCGCTCTTCATTCCGCTCATTCAGACCAACAATTTTTACGCCCCCATCCAGCAGAACCCTAATTTAACCATCTACACGGTCTCAATTCCCTACCAGAGAGAATGGTACTACACGAACGTGGCTGGAGGGGTTTCTAGTAAGGTCTTCACAATTACGAATCCATCCACGCCCGTCATTTACAAGCCCGAGACGGTCAATTCACAGTCAGCACCGGTTCCAATCGCTCCAGCAACTGGCTTCGCTAAACAGAACCTTTCGTCCAGATACTACTGGGTTTATACCTATAAGCACTGGGCCGATCTAGTCAATAATACCTTCATAGAGGCTATGTACCAGACTTGGTTTGAATTTAAGAGACAGTGGAATGATGACCCAGATATTAATGAGACAGCAAGTCCCTTCCCCTACTCTTCCTTCGCTAGTTTCGTAGCGGACCACGACATCCCCTTCCTCAAGTACAACGAGGAATCTAAACTCTTTGAGATATACGGCGACACAAGAGCCTTTAACATAAGCGGTCAGTTAGATAACATAGAAACCAGACTTGGTCCCCAGAATGGAGTTCAGTTAGGCATCCCATTCTTCGTGCCTCCTACGGCTCCGACAGCCCCAACGGCGGCCGTCGCGAAGTCGGCACCTTACCTCCGACTCTTTATGAATTCAAATCTCTTCGGCCTCCTTACGAACTTTAACAACACCTTCTTTGGGGCAACGAAGAACACGGTCCTACAGTGGCCTCTTGGAGCCGTCCCGATCGCCAGTGGCTCCGCCAACATCGGCCCCTTTGACTATACGACCGAGATTCTATTCAAGAACCAGCAATACACCAACATCCTTAACAACAACCCCACCCTCCAGAATGTCGCTTCATCTCCTCCTCCTTCCTACAATCCCCTTTTCTTCATCCCGACAGCCAAGCAAAATCTCTACTGGATTTCTAAACAAGACTACAATTCCACAAATTCTCTATGGTCTCCTTGCTCTGGTATAGTCTTCACCAGCACAATGATTCCAGTGAAGAACGAGTACGTTGGGAGGGTTGTAACACTCGGCCAGAACAATGTGTCCGACTCTACTGGCTCCGCCGCCGCTTTCCAGCCCATCGTCTCAGACTTCGTGGTGGATCAACAGACCGAGAAGGCTGAGGGATGGCGTGATTTCGTTCTATACGAGCCTACAGCCGAATACAAAATGTCATCGCTTACGGCATCCCACGAGGAAATCCGTACTATTGACATCCAAGTCTTCTGGCGGTACAGACTCACGGGCGAACTCATCCCACTCACCCTTTTTAACTGCTCCGATGTGACCGTCAAAATGATGTTCCGAAAGATAGGTATTTAATTTATGACCCCCAATAAAAAAGCGTTTTGATATTTTCACAACGCTTTTTTTGTTCCCCTATAATATAAGAAATGAGTGCTGACATTGAGAAGTTAGCCGTTTTTGACGACCGCATCGTTCAGACACGCCCCCGCTACGCTGTTGAGAAGGGTGCCTTGAGTTTGACGAACTCACCCTTCCAAGCCATCTCCCAGACGGCTTCACAGCACACGTATAACTTATACGTTCCCTCAGAAAACGTCTATGTTTCACGCGACCTTGAGTGGTCTTCCACGGTCTTCCTTGAACTCAAGGTTCGTCTAATTGACGACGCAGCGGGTCAGTACCCCATCGGCGAACCCCTCTTCCAGTACGGCGTAGATGGCTCACTCGCCGCCTTTCCCCTTAACGCCCTTTGTGCGACGATGACGGCGACCATCAACGACACGACGGTCACAATCAACTCCCAAGACGTTCTCAACGAGGTTCTCCGCCTTACGGACTACAAGGGCAACCGCCTTCAGCGTACTTGCCCCACGATGTTAGACAAGTACCAGCAGAACAAGGACTCTCTCAACGCCCAGAATGACCCCATCTCTGGCTACACGAATATGGCTCACGACTATGCCGAGCAGCCCAACGGTGCGTACTACAACGTATGCTACACGGATGCCGCTGGAAACGTACTCGCTGGAAACGGCACGTATGTATTCAACGGCCTCAACATCAATTACGTCAATGGTGTCCCAGTCTCAACGGCTCAGCCCAGTGGAAACGTTGATGGCCTCTACTCAGTTTTCCTCAAGTGGCGTTCAACGGAGAAACTCGTCCTCTCTCCCTTCATCTTCGCCGAGGAGCATTCCTCCGACACGGGTCTTTTCGGCATCAACAACATCCAGTTGGTGATGAATATGCGTGACCCCAACCGCGTCTTACGTCTCCGCAACAAGATCGTCGGCTCAACGCAGAAACTATACTACGGCGGCGGTGCGGACCCAGACACTTGGACTCCCCCAGTCTCCTATAACACGAACGTCGGTGCTGGTTCATTCCGCGACTCAGTCATCAACTGTCAGTTCCTCACGCCCTCCCTAGACATCCCCCTTCCTCCTAAGTCAGTCGTTCCCTATGTTGAGTTCCCTCGCTACATCACGGCTCCCCAGAACACGGTTCTAACTGCGTTCGGTACGGCTGGTTCAAAGGCTCAACTCCAGTCGCAGACAATCACGCTCCCCCAGATTCCCGACCTCATCATCATCTACGTCAAGGCTACGGCTGACCCCGCGAACTTCCAAGGCCCCGATGCTGACCGCTCACTAGACCCAACTCTTCCTCAGTTCGGCACGGCCTACCTCCCAATTGAGGTAAGCACGAATGGCGACCGCACGGTTCAGCCTCTCTCAATGAACTTTGACAACTTCTCTGGTCTCCTCTCATCACAGACGGCCGAGCAGTTATACCATATGTCAGTCAAGAACGGCCTTGAGATGGACTGGAACACGTGGTCTGGCTTCGGTCGCACCCAGATAAGTTCTACGGGCGGCCAAGTCTCCACGGTTGGCGGCTTCCTAGTACTCAAGCCATCTGTTGATCTCACGCTCCAGAGCGGACAAGCCCCTTCACTCGTCGGCAACTTCACGCTCCAGTTCAACGTCAAGGTTCAGAACACCTACCCCTTCTCAGTTCAGCCCCAGATTTACGTCATTACGGCGAACAGTGGGTTCTTTGAGTCAATCCGTGGCTCATCTCGCATCATCAAGGGCGTACTCTCAGAGCAAGACATCATCGCCGCTCCTCTTGCCCCCACCGGCACACGCCTCTCTCTTGCTCGTATGATTGGCGGTGCGGCGATGGGTCTCGCTAACCGCCTCGGTATGGTTAAGGGCCACAGCGGAATGAAGAAGGATGATAAGGAGGATATGGAGGGAAGCCGTCGCAACCAGAATATGGCTCCCCGTTCAAGCGGCCTTTCACGTCGCCTAATGTAATTCCGATTAGATAAAAAACGCACCAAATAAATTTGTGAAACGCAAATTTATTTGTTGCCCTATATTATAAATGTCCTTGGATCCATTGAAGAATCCCGTAGAGCGTCTAGCCGTACTTCCGACAACTATGTGTTGGCGTAAGAATACCACCACGAATCTCGCGGTTTGGAGTGCCGTGGTTCAGTACTATGTGAATGATGTTGTCCTTTCTCCAGTTGATGGGGGAGCCTATGTAATGAGTGGAAACGGAGACACCCTTGCGACTTCAGACGTTGTCGTTCGTGGTGGAAGTGACCCATCAGCCGACACGGATGGAAACTGGGTTGCTCTCTACCCCGACGGCGTTGGTGCGGCGAACTGGAACAGTGGGTCATCCCCTTTCACCCTCACACCAGCGGCGGCCAATGCTATCACGGTCGCGGGTGGTGCCTTACTTCGTGCCGCTGTCCCCGCTGGAGCGTCCGAGAAGTGGATGGTGACGCTTACAGCGACGGCCAACAAGACTGGAAACTTCGTCGCTGGTGATGCGGTTCAATTCACATTCACACCCACGGTCGCTGGTACGGCGGTCCCAGTTGCTGACGGCACGGTCGTCGGCATATCCTCTTGTGGTGTTTCAGCGACAGCCGTCGTCACGCTCCCAGCCACAAGCACTGGTGCGACAGTCGTCGCGAACTGGTATGGAACCCAGCCCACATCACTCACAAACCCCGTCATCACGTGGGTTCGCATCGCGTAAATTACTCCTCTATAATAAGAATGTCATCACTCGTTCAGAGTTTGGATACACCCTTTGAACGTTTGGCCGTTTTACCGACAACAATGAGTTGGCTGGGGACGTGGGTCGCTGGTACTCTATATTTTAAATTTAACGTGGTCGTATCACCGGCCGATAATGCCTTGTATATTCTAATAGGGGCCACAACCGTGGATGACAGCATAGACCCTTCTACGTCTGCCTTATGGGAAGAAGTAGTACCTACGACAACAACTGGGGTCACGTCTGTATCTGGTAGTGCTTACATCAATGTAGATAACACCGATCCGCAGAATCCAGTTGTAAGCAACACTGGCGTTCTAACACTAATAGCACAGAATGGTCTCCAAGCCAGAGGCACTGAGAAGAACCGCATTATTGTAAATACTGGGGTCTCCCAAATAGGAGAAGGCCTTGGAATCAAAGTGGCTGGGAATACTATCTCCAACACTGGACTCCAAGGACTCGCCGCGAGTACTGGAATTCTTATTCCAACGGGTCTAGGATTTGAACCGACTGTAATCAATAATGGAGTCGTGAGTCTAGTGGCTGGATTCGGAATGACTGTGTCTGATCTACCAACAGCAAGGGCGGGTTCTGCTCCTTTTGTGTCGTTAAACGGTCCTATAACTACCCGGTTCTTGAATGACACCGACCAGATTAGCGACACCGCTATTCCTTTTGATAACGTGGGACTCATTCCAGTACCAAATGGCTCCAATCCTAACAGCATCCTTTTCAAATACATAAATGGAACGCCGCCAGATGCTACTGGTGGATTTCTATTTGACTTCAATGGCTGGTGCTTTACTGTTGGACCCACTGGGTCTTTTGGTTTTCCCCAAACGGGCCACACCGCCCAATTTAGTTTCTTTGACAGCACGACACAAAAAACGTATTCTTCGCCGTTAGATGTAGTGCGTAGCACTATTTCAACAGCCACTCCTTTTTACATCAATATCCCTCCTATTTTCGTCCCTATTTCAGCACTAAAGGCAGAAGGTCTTACGAGAATTACTGATATCGTTGTATATAATGGTTACCCACCGAACGGTATATATAATTACACAATAGTATTACAGTCATCGGCTGGTACCTTCGCCACTTATTACCCGACTAATATATTCTAATAATATAACAGATGTCTGTCGCTCAGAGTTTGGATACACCATTTGAACGTCTAGCAGTCCTTCCGACTACGATGAACTGGAGAGGAGGGTGGAGTGTTAGCCAACAGTACTTTCAGAATGACGTTGTCGTATCACCAGTAAATTTTGCGACGTATATCCTAACGGTCACGTCTCAACTAGGAGGAACTGACCCTTCTCTCTCAGACCAATGGCTAGAACTATCGTCCCCTAACACTGCTGTTAATTCCGTGAGGGCTGGTGTAGGAATCTCAGTGACTGGTGGTACAAATCCAACAATCACAAACACGGGTGTTCTTACCGTCACCGCTGGACTAGGAGTCGTCAATACTGGCTCAGCAAACGCAGTAGTACTAGAGAATACTGGAGCCGTCCAATTACAAGCGGGTAATGGTATCTCTATTACTGGTTCCGCTCAATTTCCAACGATCACGAACATCGGTGTTAGAGCCGTCCAAAAAGGGGCTGGGATTAGTATTGACAATACGAATCCGAATATCCCTACTATTTCCAACGATGGGGTTCTAACAGTCAATCAAGGGGCTGGGGTGATCGTGGATAACACTGACCCACACAATCCTATCGTGTCGGCTGCTGTCGGCTCTGTAAATCAAATCATCCAAGGGGGAGGTCCGGGCGGTATTATCCAAATGGTCCCCACGACGTGTTCTGTTGGAGGCCAAGCAATCGTCATAGTCGTGCCGAATGGAATTCTAGCCTCTTATCTAGCAACTGGTCCTCCTTCAGCCACTGGGGTCTTCTTACTCAATTTCACCGGCTTCAAT